ACAATAAATCTAGTTGTATAATATTCTACATTTAAGGATTTTACTAGCGCAATATGGAATCTAGATTACAGAACTGGGCGTGGTATGTATCTTATGGGGTAATTGGCCCACAGGTAGAGACAACCTGTCGCTCGTTTGAGAAAAACTATATGCCAGAGCTAGGTAATCTTTACGCAGAGCCAGAGCCGCATTATGAGCCTGACCATGTAGATGGTGATTTGATAGAGCAAGCTATTAAGGGTTTGCCCCTAAATCTACGGCAAGCGCTTAAACTAAGGTATGTAAGTCATCCTTACGCATCCATTAACCAGCTTGCTAACGCTGCAAGAACGACAGTACATAGAATAGAAGCAGATTTACTAAATGCAAAAAAAAGACTCCAGCACGAACTGGACAGAAAAGCCAAGTCAAATCACTATAAGAGCTTGCTCAAGATGCAAGATCAGCAAATCGACTAAAGATGGAGAGATGGAGATATACGGCAATGGTATATACCAGCGTTTTGTATGCCTGTCTTGTAGGAATGTAAAAACACATTTATAATTGTTTTAGGAAACCTTTGCCCAAATTTTGCGAGAGCTTAAATGAACCCTGAAAAAACTACGATTATGATCGGTCTGCTAGGCGATAGTCCCAAAATGGGACAGAAAAAAGAAGGTGGATTGTTAGAGGAAGATAAAAGCTCCTGCCCATTATCTACAATGGATGCCGACATCAACAAGGGCAACATGAAAAAGGCTGTACTTACCGCCAGTTACGGAGAAGTAGAAGATGGCGAAGGTAAGTGCAAAGCCTGTGAATACTACAATACCGACCTTACAGACTGTGGCGTAAAGAAGGGCAATGGTCATTGCGATATATTTGATTTTGTATGTAGCGATAATAATGGCTGCATGGCATGGGAAGCAGTAGGCGAAGAAGAAATGGAGATGGAAGATGAAGAATAGTCTTTACGGAAACATCGCAGCCAAGAGAAAACGCATAGCTGAAGGATCAGGCGAAAAGATGCGTAAGCCTGGCACAAAAGGCGCACCAACTGCCAGCGCATTTAAAGCAGCAGCCAAAACAGCAAAACCAGTCAAAAAGTGAGATTAGGGGTAATAATCCCATATCGAGATAGAGAGCAGCATCTAGCTAAGATGTTGCCTCATACAGTTAGTTATTTCCGCAGAAACACCAAGATAGAGCCTTTATTCTGCATAGCAGAGCAGGTAGACAATAGCCCATTTAACCGTGGATCAATCGTAAATCATGCCTACGCAGCGATTGCTGGGATGGTGGATTATGTCTGTTTCCACGATGTAGACTATATGCCCATGTGGGCAGATTACTCAGAGCCTAGTTTGCCAAGCCGCATTATCTGGCATGGCATGGATACAAGGCCAGTAGGACACGGTACGAATGGCGTTATTAACGCACAGCGTTATGGTTTGGCAGCAGTCGCAGCAATGAAGAAATGGCACTTTGAAGCCTGTAATGGCTACTCCAATACTTATTGGGGATGGGGCTACGAGGACACAGACCTCGCTAAGAGGCTTGAATCAGTCGGTCTGCCACTAGGGTATAGGGATGGTACTTTTATCGCCTTAGATCACGATTCAAACGGTTACGATGCCAACGGAGAAACCGAGGCAGGTAAGGCAAATGCATTACGCTTTGAGTCTAGGGTTTACCCTGACATGGCAGATGGACTAGCAACACTCAATGCAACTGTTGTTTCTATACAACAACATATGGCTAGAGGGCTGGCAGATGGCGAAGAAGCTCCGTTAATTTGGTGCAAATACGATCTAAAGGAAATGTATGAAAATGTCTAAGTCAGAAAAGAAAATCGGCAAAGTAATGGGCGATTACAAATCCGGAAAGCTAAAGTCAAGCTCTGGCAAGAAAGTTAGCAATCCTAAACAAGCCATTGCTATTGCAATGTCGGAGGCTGGCAAGTCAATGCGAGTCAAGAAGTGAAAGTCCGAGAGGCTGCTGGCATCTTAGAACGCATGGGCGTTGCTGGGTACAACAAGCCTAAACGCACACCTAACCATCCCACTAAAAGCCATGTAGTAGTAGCTAAAGAGGGTGATAAAGTAAAAACAATTCGATTTGGTCAGCAAGGCGAAAAAGGCAGTCCAGACGGTAGCGCCAGAAACAAAGCATTTAAAGCAAGACACGCTAAGAACATAGCCAAGGGCAAGATGAGCGCAGCATTTTGGGCCAACAAAGTTAAATGGTAGAGTTCACATCCATTAACCCATCAGAAAGCGATAACGGTGCTTATGTAGCCGCAGTAAGCAATGCGGTTAATAATTACGATGCTTTCCTACAGTTTAAGCGGCATCCAGCATACTCAGGAGTTTTAGAACACGCATCCTATATGCAAGGCGCAATGTGCCTAGAAGCAGTAAACAGGCAATCGCCAGAGATGCTGCATGATGTAAAGAAGTACCAAGAAAATGATTTAATCGGTGGGGCAAGTCCACAAGAATACCCCATAGGGATGATTAGCCCTTCTACATTGCGCTACATGAAAGTAGCAAGCGACATCAAGACATTGTTTGGAAATGTAGAAAAGGTAGCAGAGATAGGCATAGGGTATGGTGGTCAGATGCTAGTGCTAGACCGCACGATCCAAATGAAGGAATACCATTTGTTCGATCTACAACCTGTGTTGCGCCTGGCAGAGAAGTATTTAGAGCATCACATCCTAAACGCATCCTACAAAACTACTACGCTAAACCAACATAGGGGCGATGTAGAGTATGACCTGATTGTTAGCAATTATGCGTACTCAGAACTGCCGAAAGAGCTAGAGATAAAGTACATAGAGAAGGTACTTAATAAGGCCAAAAGAGGCTATCTGACAATGAATAGCGGATTGCCTAACAGTTGCTTTACCAACCATAAACTAACGCTGGGCGAGTTAAAAGACTTATTACCAACCTTTACGGTGATAGAGGAATATCCTAATACATTCCCAAACAACTACATAATTGTATGGGGGCATAATCTGTTGTAGAATAGCAACATCATCAACCATCAACCCAAAGGGAATGGCATGGAAAACGCTAAAGAAAACAATATTGTAGAAGTTGCCCCAACCAACAAGGGTGGCGCACCTATAGGCAATCAGAATGGCAAGAAGGGCAAGCTGTTCTACAACCAGCTAAGAATAGCTTTGGTTCAAGAGGATAGCCGTAAATTACGCACCATTGCACAAAAGCTAGTAGATGCTGCCGAGCAGGGTGAGCCTTGGGCGATTAAAGAAGTGATCGACAGAGTAGACGGTAAGGCCGTACAAGCTACAGAGATTAGCGGTGTAGATGGCGAAGCTATCGAACTAAAGCAGATCGAGTTCATTATCAAGCGCCCAGAGTGATCGAAGCAGAAGAAAAGCTGAGTCTTGAGATACCGGAGAAGCTAGAGTGCTTGCTGGAAGATCATCGTTTCAAAGTCGTATACGGTGGTCGTGGATCATCTAAGTCTTGGACAGTAGCTAGGGTATTGCTTGCCATAGGTCGCAGGAAGAAGATTAGGGTCTTATGCGCTCGTGAGTTTCAAAACTCCATTAGTGACTCGGTACACGCTTTGCTTGGAGATCAGATCAAGTCGCTAGGCTTAGAGGACTTCTACACAGTACAGAATACTACTATTTTTGGTAGGAATGGCACAGAGTTCCTATTTGCAGGATTAAAGCACAACATTACCAAGATCAAGTCGTTTGAGGGCGTAGATATCTGTTGGGTGGAAGAAGCACAAACTACCAGTAAGTCGAGCTGGGATACGCTGATACCTACAATCCGTAAGGAAGGCTCAGAGATATGGATTACCTTTAATCCTGAGCTAGATACAGACGAAACCTACAAACGGTTTGTAGTCATGCCGCCAAAGTCGGCAAAGGTAGTAAAGGTAAACTGGTCGGACAATCCTTGGTTTCCTAAAGTTCTTCAAGATGAAAAAGAGGACTTGAAAGAACGGGATATGGACTCATATCTGAATGTATGGGAAGGCAATACTAGACAGGTTCTAGAT